ATCATAACCAAGTTCGGTTCAGGCGCTCCTGCTGCCTCTGATGTAGTTCGGGGAGAGCTTGCCGTTGATACAGAAAACAAAAGACTCTACACAGAGGACTCTGGTGGGTCTGTAGTAGAGCTAGGGACTAACCCGACTACACTCGTTGTAGACACAGATACACTTGTTGTTGACGCAACTAATAATCGAGTCGGCCTTGGTACGACGAGTCCAGACACAATGCTTCATCTTTCAAGCGCAACGAACTCACAAGTTCTTAGGTTTGAGCGTACAGACACCACAGTCGTTGCTGATAATCCTATAGGAATTATTGAGTTTGAGCATCAAGACGCTACTGCTGCTGGCGTAGCTGCAAAAATTGAGGCGGCAGCAGAAAATGCATCAGGCGGTGTTGGACTACGGTTTGAAACTGGTACACCTACGTCAATCACAGAGCGTATGCGTATTGCCAGCGACGGAAAAGTTGGAATTGGTCAGACCGATCCAGAAGCCGTGGTGGATATTGTCGGTAACTCAGATTCCGTCCCCGCATTAAAAATTGGTCCAAATAACTCTTTCGGCTTCAAGTTTTTTGACAGGTCTACAGAAGGTGACCTACTTATAAAACGAGAAGTGTCTGGAACTGATTATGATGTTCTAAGATTTTCTAGATCAGATGGTTCTGTTTTTACCCCAACCTCCGCCACAAACAACTTACGTCTAGGTTCTGGCGCTGGTGCAGCGATTGCTTCTGGTGGTAACTACAACACGCTCATAGGTGACAGTGCTGGCGGAGCGATTACTACTGGCTATCAAAATGTAGCTGTGGGATATCAAGCGTTAGATGCAGAAGATACAGGTGGCAGAAGCGTTGCTGTGGGTATGCAAGCATTGTCAGCACAAAATAATGACGCAGCAAACTACAATGTTGGAGTAGGTTATCAGGCAGGAACAGCAATAACTACAGGCCAATACAACACTTTCATCGGTGGTGCTGCAGGTGATGCGACCACTACCGGCCCTAAGAATACCGCAGTAGGGTATAACTCTTTAGGTGCCAATACTACGGGTGATTTTAATAATGCCTTTGGTTTCCAAGCTCTATTAACCTCCACTACAGGAAATAATAACGCAGCATTTGGTGGTAATGCTTTAGGGCTTTTAACGACTGGTACTAATAATGTGGCTATGGGTAGAAATGCCCTTTATGCCAATACTACTGCAAGTAATAACACAGCTATTGGTCATCAGGCTGGTACAGCAGTAACTACAGGAACATTAAACACCCTCGTCGGTAGTCTAGCAGGAGATGCTTTAACTGACGGTGAGGCGAATGTCGCTATCGGTTATGGAGCTTTAGGAGCAGAAGATCAGGCAGACGCAAACGTAGCTATCGGCGTGAATACTCTTGCTAATCAAAACGCAGGAACTAGCGAATCGTACAACACGGCGGTAGGACATAACGCGGGTAGGCAAGTCACTACAGGCTTGAGAAATACAATTATTGGCGGTCTTGCAGCAGACGCTGTAACTGAAGGCAATAACAACGTAGCACTAGGCTACAACTCTTTAGGAGCAGATACTAAAGGCAGTAATTCTGTTGCTATTGGTCAAGGTACGTTACAAGCCCAAAACTTTACTTCAGCGACTAATGCTTACAACGTGGCTGTAGGTC